GAAGCACATGATGGCCCGCCGGGCAGGAGGGCGCAGCGCAGCGATACGCCGCACGACCGAAGCCCCGATGGTGTTGTTGAGAGACAAGGTCGAATTGGACCGGAAGGCGCCCGACGGGCCAGCGGTAGCGTTGGCACCCACTAGGCGAGCCTCGGCCTGGCGACCATTGCGGTTCCGGGCGCGTCCGTTGCTACGGGCCTTGGCGGGCTTCGGGGCAGTTCGTTTGGCCGGCTGAGCCGCCTTGGCCTTGCCGCGTCCGCGCGGTCCCGGGTTCGGTTCAATGCCCTCGGTAGTTAAGTCGCGCCCAGGGACCCGTGCTGTAGGCGCCGGTGCGCGGGCGGTGACCGGGACGATGTCGATGGTCGGCGGGTGCTCTCCGTGGCGCCAATCGTCGGCCACGATGTCGATACTGGGGGGCGACGATCCATGGCGCCAATCAGGCGGCGCGATTTCCTCGCGAATGCCACCGACGGGTCCAATGGGGACATGGATGGCCTCGTCGTCACGGCCAAACCAACCGGACGGGTGGGCGAAGGCCGGGGCGATCTGGGCAATCATGCCAGCCTCGGTGTCAGGGACGAGCCAAGCCGCCAGGCCCTCGTCGACCGCGGCGGCGGCCCGTCCAAGAAGTGGGATGAGCTCGTCGGCGGCCAGGGCCAAACCAACGATGGAAGCCTTCATCTCCGCCGCCGTGTTGTACGCGTAGTGAGCGTCGACAGCCGCGTCAAACTCCATGGCCGCCCACTTCCGGTGCAACGCGGCAACGGGTTCATAGATGGCGTCAGCGCCTTCGGCGGCCGCCGCAGCGTCGGCGAGGCCGGCCTCAGCGAGGCGCTCGGCCACGGTTGAAACGGCAGCGGTGCGCTCAGCCGTGATGAAGTTCTCCAAGCCGAATGCCCTCTTGTAGAACTCCTCTGCGGCCTCGAGGCTGCGGCTACCGTAGGAGTGGAAGACGTGCTCCGCCAAAGCCGCGACGGTCATCGCGACGTTGACGGGGTCGCTGTAGGCCTCGCCCATGGGCTCGCGATCGACGTCAACGACGCCGTCGATCTCGAGAACGCGCTCAACGGCAGGCCCCTCGACGTGGCCAGCGCCAATGGCCGCAGTGATGCTGTCCAGGTCGTCGGTGGTGAGGCCATAGCGAGCGCACCAGGCGGCCCGCGTCGAATCGTCGGGTTGAAGGACGAGGCCGGACGGTTTCCAATCGCTGACGTCGCGCGAAGCCTCCGCGACGCGGCGCTGATCCGTCTGGCCCGCGCTGACGATGAGCATGCGCCGACAAATGGCGCTGACGACAGGATCGTGTCCGGCCAAATTGATGAGCCCAAGGGCCGTGCCGCGAAGCGTGCTGCGCAGTCTCTTCTCAGACGTCGCGTTGACTGCCTTTGTCCACGTCGTCTTGGCCAAAATGCGACCGCATTTCGGCGTCCACACGAG